CTGGAGACGGTACAACTACCGCTACAGTACTAGCTGAAGCAATAATCAAACAAGTAGACGCTGCGGTCGCAGAAGGTCTAACAATCAGAGAAATTAAAGACGGAGTTAATAAAACATTAGAAGACGTTATTGTTTATTTAAATAATAAAGCAATAGATGTTGAAGGTGATATGTTATCATCTGTTAGCGCTATATCATGCAACAATGATAAAGAGCTTGGAGCTATTATAGCTGAGGCTTATGATAAGGTTGGTAAAAACGGTGTAGTATTAATGGAGGAAAGTGAGTCAGAAGATACTTACGTTGACATCGTTGACGGTGTTAAGGTAGAGTGTGGTATAACATCACCGCATTTTATAACTAATACAGATAAACATGCATGTGAACTTGATAATCCATTAGTGTTTATTTGTTCTTCTGAAATACCTAATGTTAGAAAAATACAAAATATATTAGAGTTTGTTATAAAGAACAACCGATCTTTACTTATAGTAGCACCAGTTGCACAGCAAGTAAAGTCGGCGCTGCTTATGAACAAAGTAAAAGGTAATATTAAAGTTAACATTATTGATTTACCTGGCTTTGGTCCTACTAAAAAAGATGCTACTGAAGATTTAGCTATACTTACAGGTGCTACATTAATGAACGAAGAGCTTGGTGATGATTTAGATTTAATGAAGCCAGAGCATTTAGGTGAAGCTGAGTTTGCAATAACAGATGATAAACACACTGTGTTAACTCTTGAAGGTATGACTGATGGTATTGAAAACAGGATAAATGATCTACACAAGCAACTAGCTGATGCTCCTAATGGTTTTATTAAAAGAAAACTAGAAGATAGATTAGCTATGCTATCAGGTAGCGTTGGCATAATACGAGTAGGTGCTAACTCTAAAGTTGAACTAAAAGAAAAAAAAGATCGTGTTGAAGATGCTATATACGCAACTAAAGCCGCTTTACAAGAAGGTATTGTGCCAGGTGGTGGTGTAGCTCTATTAAACGCTAGTCAAGAGATAGAAGCTAAAAGATGTGGCAAAGTATTACTTAATGCGCTATCGTCACCTTTTAAAACTATACTTGATAATGCTGGTTTAGAGCAAGTAGCACCAAGACCTATTAAAGGTATAGGTGTAGACGTAACAACTAGCAAAGAAGTTAATATGGTTGATTCTGGTATTATTGATCCAGTGCTTGTAACTAAGTCTGCACTTAAAAACGCTGTGAGTGTAGCATTAACTATTATGTCAGCGGATTGTGTAATATCAAATGTACGTATACCAAATGCAAGCAGTTAACGATTATGTAATAGTTGATATAATAAAAGAAGGACCAAAAAAAGTTGGTGGCCTTATATTAACTGATGAAACAGATGAAACAAACAGATATAGAAAAGCAAGCATTATATCTGTAGGTAATATGGTTGAAGTAGTTAAACCAGGTAATGTAATATACTATGATGCTGTAGCTGGTCACGATATAGCTTATAATGATACTATGTATCGAGTTATTCGCGCTAGAGATATAGTTATAGTAGAATAATTACTATTTACTAAAAACGTGTAATTACTATTAAAGTAGATTATACATAAACTATAAACCATAAACAAGAAACTTAGAATCATAAATTAATTATAAACTTAAAAAAATAAAAAATGGCACAAGACACATTATTACAATTTATGGATGCCTCTGCAGATTCTACAGATGATGGATTTGTAGCAAGAGCATCAGATTTTTTAGCTATGGAAATTGCTGGTACAACAACTGTTAAGCTATCTTTTAGAGGCGCTCAAGACAGAGACTCTGTTAACACTGCTACTATAACAGTTCCAGATTTAGAAGCTGCTCACGATGGAACTGGATCTAACGAATCATTTAGAGATATTTCTGAAGTAGTAGCAGGATTATTAAATGGAAGAGACAAGTACATAACAGTGGCGGATATGAACAAAAGTATTTTTGTACATCCTTTTACAACTACTGTAGTAGTAGCTAACGCTGTAGATTAATTATAAATATTAAAAAATAAAACTATGAAAACATTATATTTCTCAGAAACTTCTCCTGCTGATGCAGCTGGAGACGCAATTTTAATTCCTGTATCTAGTTTTTTATCTATGGATGTTAGATCTTCTATACAAACTAACATACTGTTTAAAAAAATAGATGGAACACATGACAGAACTACAATAACAATAAGTCATCCTTCTGGCAAATCACTAGAAGTAATGAAAGTTATTTCAGCGGCTATGGCTGGTAATACTAAAAGCAATGTTATTGATATTGTAGAAGTTGGAAATAGACATCCAGTAGCTAGTGTATTAGGGGAGATTAGTTCATTAATTACAGGTATTGCTATAGCAGAATAAGTATAAACGAATAAAATAAAAAATCATGAATAAAGAAAAATATTTAATATTCGCCGAGCGTCTTACGAGCGAAGACGTAGATAATAGCGATAAAACTGTACAAACAACAACAGCTTTAGTTAACCCTGTTAGTTTGCTTAATGCAACTTCTGGAACAGATGGAATTATTGAAGTTCAACTTAAAGCACATGCTGACCATACTTTTGGCTCTGCTTACGGATCGCCAAGTGCTGGTGTTTACGTAACTATTAACAGTAGTGGTTATACTGTTGGAGCTTCTGATGGTATAGTAACAATACTAACAACCACTGAAGACAGTGTTAACGGCGTTGATGTTTCATCTACAGCTAATAACAATGACTTTAGAATTAATTTGCTTCAACATATTGATAGCGGAACTTTAGGTTGTTTTCCTGCTAGTAGATTTAGAGGTATACAGACTATAGATGCTACTAATACAGAACTATATTTTGATGCTGGAACCGGAGATTTAGACGATGTTGATGTCGTGAAACTAACTCACGGTTCAGGTAAATATCAAGAATTAGCTGAAATGGTAAGAGACGCAATGTCACCTTCTAAATCTGGAGCTGCTGTTGAGTTTTTTGTAGGTGGTAGTAGCGGTGCTACTGGAACTACTATTGACGCAGTTGTATTTAATGGCAATCCAGCTGGAATAACTTCAGCTGATATACAACTTGACTCATAATAAATGAGATTAACAAGTCATGATTTACGTGACTTACAAATCCTTAAGTACTACAGGCTCGTTAGAAAATGGGCCTGTAAGACTTACGGCTTAACAGACGCTGATCTTGAGTTACTAATTTACTTAGACTGCAAAGGGCGTTTTACAAGAAATGAATTTATTGACGGTACGTACACAATGAGTTGGGATAAAAACCGTTGGGAAAAATTAAGGAGGAATGGTTGGATAGAAACGTGGAGACATAGAAACAGAACAACCATCAAATACTCTGTATTCAAAACCTCCTTCAAGTGCTCACACTTGATAAGTAGAATATATCGTATACTTTTAGGAGAAGAAGATATACCTACTTCAGAATCAAATGTGTTTTTTAATAATAAATCATACACCGATAAGGTAATGAATAAGTCTATCGATGATATGATAAAAGATAATAAACGATGATAGGAAAATTTATAGGTGGCTTATTCGGCAAAGTAGTAAACAATGCAGAAGGAATACTTGATAAAGTTATTACAACAGACAAAGAGAGAGATGAAGCAAAACTCGCTCTTAGACGGTTATTACTTGACGCCGAGACAGAAGCTTTTAAACAAGAAGTTGAAGACAGAAAAAGTGCACGCGAGATGTATAAAGACGATGCGTTCATTCAAAAAGTCCTTGCAACTTTATTTACAGCAGCATACTTTGGATTAAGTTTCATGATGTTTAGATTTTTTGTAATGAAAGATATTGAACTAGGTGAATTTGAAATAAGTTTTATTTCTACTATATTCGGAGCAATGAGTGCTAAAGTTAATACGGTAGTCGATTTCTTTTTCGGCGGATCGTCTAAAAAGAATCAAGAACAAAATAAAAATAAATAATTATGGGAATAAATTCAACAGGGGTTGCTTATAACTTCGGGCAATTAGGTAGCGCTTTTTTATCAGAAGACGATCAAACTGTAATAGCGCCAGAAGGTCAAGCTATTGTAGCTATAACTTTTGTTACAGATAGTGAAATTAATACTTTAGTTTCAAAAGATGCTACAAATTTTGCAAACACAGTTAGCTCCGCTCACAGTACTGGTACTACTACTAGAACTGTAAATCAAGCTGATGCCACAACAAATAAAATAATATTTGATCAAGAAAACTTTGTCAGCTCATCAGATCAAATAAAAGTAGGAGATGAAGTTTACGACGCGGCTACACAGGCTTTGCATGGAACTGTTACTACTTTAGATCCTGATGGAAATAATACAAAAGAAATACAAATAAGTGCTAGCGTTGCTATTACTAATAATGAAACTTTAGTTTTTGTAACACCAAATAAAATAGGTCATAGAGGTGTTGGTGGTATGTCATTAACAAATGCTATAACATTTTCTGCTGGAACAACTATTTATGGAAGATGGGATAGTTTAAAGTTAAATGACGACGGTAGTTCAGCAATAATTTATTTTGGTGAATAATGGCTTTAGGTAACGCAAATACAACAGCACAAGCTAGAGGTAAAAACAAAGCTGTAAAAGTTAAAAGACGTAAAGAAGTTGTGCTAGCAGCAGATTATAAAGCTTTTTCAACAGGAGCAGTTGAAACTGGCAATACTGAAGCTTGCGCTATTTCTACAGGTAGCATGACTATAGAGTATTTTCACGATGGCAGTCACGCATCTAACTTACCATTTCAAGTTGGTGATAAAGTTTATACAACAAAAAGAGCTAATACAAGGTTTTACTTGCCAGATGGATTTTATAAAATAGGTCCTGATAGAGGAAGATATTATAGTATACAGGTAACAAATGGAGCAGTAGCTGCACTAACAGCTTGCTAGTAAATAATAATTAAATTAAATTAAATATGAAAAAAGAAAATGTAGTTGACCTTAAACCTAAGGTTGACAAAATATCAGATAAACATCTGGAAGAATTGCAAGGTATATTAAATATAACAAATAACTTGCAATATAATATAGGTAAGTTAGAAGGCCAAAAACATAATTTGCTTCACGAATTATCTATTACGCAAAAACGTATCATTGATATGCAGGATATGTTATCTAAAGAATATGGCACTTATGATGTTAACATAGCAGATGGAACTATTAATAGAAAAGAAGATGAAAAATAATATCATTAGAAAAATAACTATAGGTAAAGATTATAAAAATGACTCAATGCACTATGCTGTTGATCAAGAAGTTTATGGTGGCCATAAGATCTGTGATATAATAGAAGAAGAAGATAAGTATTCTATTTATATTAGAAAAGATAAAGTTGTTATACCTTGGAAAGATTTTAATAAAAATATGGCCATATCAGTAGAGTATAATTTAGAATATTAATGAATGCTGCTTACAAAGATTTTATTATCAGTCCTATTGGTAATAGGTATAATAACAGTATACGAATCGATGACAAAGAATTAATACTTAATACTGAAGTATTTAATCATCAATACGTAAATAGAAAAGCAAAAGTAATCGCTACTCCATTATTATTTCAATCACCTGTTAATATAGGTGATGAAGTAATAGTGCATCATAATATATTTAGAAGATGGCATGATGTTAAAGGTAGAGAAAGAAATAGTAGGTCATATTGGAAAGAAGATAAGTATATAATATCAGAAGATCAAATATATTTATATAATAATAAAGCTATGCCAGGTTTTAGTTTTGTAAAACCATTAAAAGCTATAAGTAAGTTTAATACTGAAACAGAAAGACCATTAATAGGTATTATTAAATATTCTGATGGTAATTTTAATATAAATGATTTAGTAGGTTTTACGCCTAATAGTGAGTACGAGTTTATTATAAACGGAGAAAGATTATATAGAGTCATGAATAAATTTATTACAATTAAATATGAATATCAAGGAAACGAAGAAGAATATAATCCAAGCTGGGCAAAGAGCAGTTGAAGAACTTATTAAAGTAGCAAAAGAACCTATAGTTGATAGTGATGATGATATATCAGCTGACAGATTAAAAAATGCAGCGGCTACAAAAAAGCTAGCTATATTCGATGCTTTTGAAATACTTAATCGTATAAACGAAGAAGAAAATATGTTAGAAGGTAAAGTTGAAGAAAAAAAAGAAGTTAAGTTTAAAGGTTTTGCAGAAGGTAGATCAAAATGAAGTATCAGCAAAACTTATATAAAATAGTAGAGCCAATAAGAGAAAATACTATTAAAAGATTAAACAAGGGTAAGAAGTGGGAATATGGATATAACAAAGAAAATGACGTAGTTATTATATCTAAAACAGGTATGATTGGTAATGTTATAGAAATACAAGGCTTGCAAATAGCTTTACCTAAACAACCTAAAGAAATATATAGTTGTAGTAAAGACAAGGCAGAACAAAAATGGAAACAGTTTCCAGCTAATCCTGCTTTTAAAAAAATAAAAACTGTATTTGATTGGCAAGATTATCCAGATGATTTTAAACAAGATCATTATGAATATATAGACGAAGAGTTTAAAAGAAGAGAAGAAGGCTTTTGGTTTATGAATAATGGTAAACCAACTTATATAACAGGAACGCACTATATGTACTTACAGTGGAGTAAAATAGATGTAGGTGCGCCAGATTATAGAGAGGCTAATAGATTATTCTTTATATTTTGGGAAGCTTGTAAAGCAGATAATAGAAGTTACGGAATGTGCTATTTAAAAAATAGACGTTCTGGTTTTTCATTTATGAGTTCAGCTGAAACAGTTAATTTAGCAACACTTGCTAGTGATAGTAGATTTGGTATATTATCTAAGACTGGTGCTGATGCAAAAAAAATGTTTACAGATAAAGTTGTGCCAATAAGTCTTAACTATCCGTTTTTTTTTAAACCAATACAAGACGGTATGGACCGACCAAAGTCTGAACTTGCATATAGAGTGCCAGCTAAAAAGTTTACGCGTAAAAAAATACGTGAGCGTGAAGAGATGGATGATGTTGAAGGATTAGATACAACTATAGACTGGAAAAATACAGGTGATAATAGTTATGATGGTGAAAAGTTAAACTTACTAGTTCATGATGAAAGTGGTAAATGGGAAAGACCTGATAATATAAGAAACAATTGGAGAGTTACAAAAACTTGTTTACGTTTAGGTAGTAGAGTAGTTGGTAAGTGTATGATGGCGATAATTTTAAAGACTTATATAATAATTCTGATGTAACAAAACGTAATCGTAATGGACAAACTAAATCAGGTTTATATTCTTTATTTATACCAATGGAGTGGAATTACGAAGGATTTATTGATGAGTACGGTCAGCCAGTATTTAATACGCCTAAACAAGATAGACAAGATCCACATGGATTAGTAATAGATCAAGGCGTTATAGATCATTGGGAAAACGAAGCTGAAGGCTTGAAAGATGATCAAGATGCTTTAAACGAATTTTACAGACAGTTTCCAAGAACTGAAGAGCATGCGTTTAGAGATGAAACAAAAAATAGTTTATTTAATCTTATAAAAATATACGAGCAAATAGATTATAACGAAGGTAACAGAAACTCTTCGGTAATAACACCAGGTAACTTTCAATGGTTAAATGGTAAAAAAGATACTATGGTAACTTTTAATCCAGATCCTAACGGTAGATTTAATATTAGTTGGGTGCCAGGAAATAAATTACAAAATAACGTTATATTAAAAAATGGCGTAAAACATCCAGGTAACGAACACATGGGTGCATTTGGTTGTGACTCGTATGACATATCTGGAACAGTAGATAAACGAGGATCAAAAGGTGCTTTGCACGGATTAACAAAGTTTTCAATGGAAGATGCTCCGGCTAATACTTTTTTTCTTGAATACATAGCAAGACCACAAACAGCTGAAATATTTTTTGAAGATGTTTTAATGGCGTTAGTATTTTATGGCATGCCGATACTTGCAGAAAATAATAAACCAAGATTATTATACTACTTAAGAAGAAGAGGATATAGAGCATTTAGCATGAACAGGCCAGATAAAACGTGGAATAAATTATCTGTTGCAGAAAAAGAAGTAGGTGGTATACCAAACTCTAGCGAAGATATAAAGCAAGCTCATGCAGCTGCTATTGAAATGTATATCAACGATCACGTTGGTTTATTAAAAGACGGAACTTATGGAACAATGTATTTTAACAGTACGTTAAATGATTGGTCAAAGTTTGATATAAATAGAAGAACTAAGCATGACGCCTCAATAAGCTCTGGCCTAGCTGTCATGGCTTGTAATAGACATTTATACCGACCAAACCCAAAACAAAAAAGACAACCATTGAATTTAAATATATCTAAGTATAATAACAAAGGATTTTCATCACAGATAATTAAAAATAATATATGAGAACAGAACACTCTATACATTTTCCTTCACAAGCAGTTAGTGATTTAGAAAAGCTAAGTGAAGACTACGGTTTAAAAGTAGCAAGAGCTATAAGACACGAATGGTTTTCAGGAACAACATCAAAATATAATAGCCACAAACATAATTTTCATAATTTAAGACTATACGCTAGAGGTGAGCAATCAATACAAAAATATAAAAACGAATTATCAATTAATGGTGATCTATCTTATTTAAACTTAGACTGGAAGCCAGTGCCTATTATACCTAAGTTTGTAGATATTGTTGTTAATGGTATGGCTCAAAGAAGCTACGAAATAAATTGTTTTTCACAAGACCAGTTTGGTGTAGATAAAAGAACTAAATATATGGAATCTATATTAAGAGATATAGAAGCCAAAAAGTTTAATGATGTAGCGTTGCGAACTTTTGAGGTAGATTTATATGAAAATAATCAAGAGACAGCGCCGCAGAACGAAGACGAGTTAGCATTGCATATGCAGTTAGATTATAAGCAAGCTGTAGAATTAGCAGAAGAACAAGCTATAAATATGTTACTAGAGCAAAGTGATTATGATTTAATAAGAAGAAGAGTGTTATATGATTTAACTGTTATTGGTATAGGAGCAACTAAAACTACATTTGATTTTAGTAGTGGCGCTAAAGCTAAGTATGTAGATCCCGCAGACTTAGTATATTCTCATACAGAATCACCTTATTTTGATGACATATACTATGTTGGCGAAGTAAAAGAATTACCAATAAACGAATTAGTAAAAGAGTTTCCAGAATTAACTGAAGAAGATATAAAAGATTTAGTTGATAAGTATGCTTATCCAATAGATTACGTTACACATAGAGATAAAAACAAAGTTCAAGTTTTATATTTTAATTATAAAACTCATATGAACAGTGTTTATAAATTAAAAACAAATGCCGCTGGTGGTGAAAAAGTTATAGAAAAAGATGATACATTTAATCCACCCGAAAACAAAGAAGGTGATTTTGAAAAACTAGAAAGAGTGGTAGAAGTATTATACGAAGGAGTTTATGTTATAGGCGCTGACAAGTTATTAAAATGGAGGATGTGCCCTAATATGATGAGAACTGACTCTGATTTTAGTAATGTTAAAATGAATTATCAAATAGTAGCTCCTAGATTATATGAAGGTAGAATAGAAAGTTTAGTTAGTAGAATAACTAGCTTTGCTGATATGATACAGCTTACACACTTAAAGCTACAACAAGTAATGGCTCGTATGGTACCAGACGGTGTTTACCTAGACGCTGATGGTTTAGCTGAAATAGATTTAGGTAATGGAACAAACTATAATCCACAAGAAGCTTTGAATATGTTTTTTCAAACAGGTAGTGTTATAGGTAGAAGCTTTACACAAGACGGTAATCCCAATCCTGGAAAAGTTCCAATACAACAAATAAGTAATAATGTAAACGGTGGTAAGTTGCAAAGCTTAATATCTACTTATAATTATTACTTACAAATGATAAGAGATACTACTGGGCTTAACGAAGCTAGAGATGGTAGTATGCCCGACAAAAACGCTTTAGTTGGTGTGCAAAAATTAGCAGCTGCAAATTCAAATACAGCAACAAGACATTTATTACAGTCTATGCTATTTATAACAGCAGAGTTAGCTGAGTGCTTGTCTTTACGTATAGCTGATATAATAGAATATTCACCAACAAAAGAAGCTTTTATAAGAGCATTAGGCTCTCATAATGTAGCAACGTTAGATGAAATGAAGAGCTTGCACTTATATGATTTTGGTATATTTATAGAATTAATGCCAGATGACGAAGAAAAAGCTATGTTAGAAAATAATATACAAGTTGCATTAGGTCAAAAAACAATAGACTTAGACGATGCTATTGATTTGCGTAACGTGAGAAATGTAAAGCTTGCCAATCAACTATTAAAAATAAAACGTAAAGCTAAAATAGTTAATGATCAAAAAATGCAGCAAGAAAATATTAAAGCTCAAGCCGAAGCAAATGCTCAACAGCAACAAGCAGCAGCTCAAGCAGAAGCGCAAAAAGCTCAAGCTAAAACTCAAGCTGAAGCTCAATTAGAGCAAATCAAAAATCAATTAAAAATACAATACTTACAACAAGAAGTTCAAAACAAAAAAGAATTAATGCAGTTTGAGTTTGAATTAAACTCTCAACTAGAAAAAATGAGAGGTGATTCAAACAAAGAAGTAGAAGCTAAAAGAGAAGACAGAAAAGACGCAAGAATAAATATGCAAACAAATGCTCAAAAAGAAATGATTGAGCAAAGAAAGCAGGGTGATTCACTTAATAAATTTGAGTCATCAGGTAATGATATACTTAGTGGAGGTGCAAATATGGAAAAATTTGATCTCTAATTTTTAATATTTTATAAAATTTTATTATGGAAGAACTAAACGAAGAAGTTGTTGAGCAAACAACTGAAGAACAAAATGAACAACCATTAGATGAAGCTATAGAAGAAGCTATAGATGAAACTAAATTTGATAGCGCTGATGATCCAAGCGTTATTAAAGTAGATTTAAGTAAACCACCTCCAGAAAAAAAAGAAGTGGTTGAAGAACAAAAAGAAAACGTAGAAGAAAAACAAGAAGAAACTGTAGAAGAAGTGACTGAAACTCCAGTTATGGAAGAAGTTACTGAAGAAGAAAAAATAGAAGAAGTTGCAGAAGCTGTTGAAGAAGCTGTTGAAGAAGCTGTAGCTACTGGAAAGCCACTACCTGAAAACATACAAAAGCTTGTAGATTTTATAGATGAAACAGGTGGTGATATACAAGATTACGTAAATTTAAATAGAGATGTTTCTAAGCTAGACGACTCTGATGTACTAGATGAGTATTATAAAACAACTAAATCTCATTTAACAGCAGAAGAAAGAAACTTTTTATTAGAAGATACGTTTGGTGTTGATGAAGAAATAGATGATGAAAAAACTATACGTAAAAAGAAAATAGCCCTCAAAGAGCAAGTTGCCGAGGCTAGAGCCTACTTAGACAGGCAAAAGTCTAAATATTATGAAGAAATTAAAGCTGGAAGTAAACTTACAGAAGAACAACAAAAAGCTATTAATTTCTATAATGAATCTGAAAAACAAAAAGAAGAAGCTACAAAAAGCAAAAGAACGTTTTTAAATAAAACCGATAGTTTCTTTGGACAAAATTTCAAAGGTTTTGAATATAATGTCGGAGATAAAAAATATAGGTTTAATATTAAAAATGTTAATAAAGTAAAAGAAACTCAAAGTGATATCAATAATTTTGTTAGTAAGTTTACTAATAAAGACAATACGTCTATTGAAGATACCGCGGGTTATCATAAATCTTTATTTACAGCTATGAACGCAGATGCTATTGCTAAACATTTTTATGAACAAGGTAAAGCAGATGCTATTAAAGACACTGTTGCTAAAACTAAAAATATTGATTTAAATCCTAGAAAAACACATGGCGAAGTAAACGTTGGTGGTATTAAAGTTAGGGCACTAGGTCAATCTTCTTCTGATATTAAAAACAGATCATTTAAAATTAGAAAGAAAAATTAACTTAATAAAAATTTATAATTATGGCAATTACACCCGGAGGTAGTTTGAATAGTGTACCTGCTCCACAAAAGCAAACACTTAACTCAAACTACGTAGATTTTACGAGCACGGCAACTGAAGGTTGGGCTCAACAATACCTGCCAGACTTAATGGAAAAAGAAGCTGAAGTTTTCGGACCGAGAACTATTTCAGGTTTTTTATCACAAGTTGGTGCAGAAGAGGCTATGACATCTGATAGAGTCATTTGGTCTGAACAAGGTAGATTACACTTATCATTAATTGGTACTTTAGATGTAGACGGTAACGTATCATCTACTGGAACAACTGGTAAATTCACAAGTGTTAAAGACGTTGATGGTAACCCAATCACAACTACACATGGCGTTAGAAATCACGATATTGTTTTATTAGCATCTGCTGGTAAAGTATCAAGATGTTTAGTTGTGGCTGTTGATGGCTCAGATATAGGTTTAAGACCTTATGATGCTGGCGACTTAACAGGTCACTCTGAAACAGCTGAAGCTGCTACATTATTAGTTATTGGTTCTGAATTTAAAAAAGGTGATAACTATGATGGAGCAGAAAGAAGAGATGCTAATGAGCCTGACTTTAAAACTTTTACTAACAAACCAATTATAATGAAAGATTATTACGAAGTATCTGGATCAGACGCTTCAAGAATTGGTTGGGTAGAGGTTTCAACTGAAATGGGGCAGTCAGGGTATTTATGGTATTTAAAAGCAGAAGCTGACACAAGAGCTAGATTTACTGATTACTTAGAAATGGCTATGATTGAAATGGAGCCAGGTACTACTCAAACAAATTCAGTTGGTGATGAATTAGGATTCACTACTGAAACTGATGCTGGTACTGAAGGTTTATTTCATGCTATTGAAAATAGAGGTAATGTTACATCTGGTGTTACTGGTGTTAACGCTGCTACTGATTTAGCAGAATTTGATGCTATACTAGCTGAGTTTGATAAGCAAGGTGCTATTGAAGAATACATGATGTTTGTTAA